CTGCCGAGCCATGCCGCAGAACACCACGCGAGACCGGGCCGCGATCTCTGCACCTGCTTCTACGGCTCGCGAGTACGGAATCGCGAACTCTTTGTCGACCGGCAGCACCACGTCAGGCGTGTAGTCGTCCAGCTGCACTGTCACCGCTTCCATGCGATTGCCACGCCGTGGCCCTCCAGGATCTCGAGTCGTTGGTCGCAATCTGGCCTGTCGTCCATGAACGCATGGAACAGTGCCCGCAGTTCTCGATGGGCAGGATGGCACACGTCGTGGAACACCAGCTGCCCGCCGGGCTCGACGAGCGGCCAGCAGTGCGTGAGGTCTGCCAGGGCACCTGCCGGCGAGTGGTCGCCGTCCACGAGCACCAGGTCGAACTCGTCGTGGATCGTCGGCACGAGCTCTTTGCTGTCGCCGTCAAGGAACAGCCGGTGGCCCGTGAAAGCGAACGCATTCAGCATCGCGTCGATGTGGTCGTGATTGCCGCGGCCGGTGCCGCCGTACAGCGACCCCCACATGTCGCAGACCACGATCCGCTCGAGCACGGCCGAGTTGGCCACGATCTGCCGCAGACTGTCGCCGTCGCGGCATCCGACCTCGAGGTACCGACGCACGCCCGGCTGGATCGCCACGCCGCGGAGGTAGTCGTGCAGGCTCTTGTCGTTCACGCGATCACCACTTTCGTTGAGGCCACGTCGCCGTAGCTTTTGGAAACCGAGAGCGATTCCACCAGCGTGTCGTCGAAGAAGTCGCCGAGAGCGTCGAGCACCGCTTTGGCAATGTTGTCCACGTCTGGCCTAGGAACTTTCGGGGCTGTCGCCTTTACGACACCTCGAGCCGTCACGTGCGACGCTGGCCGCTTGAACACCGCGACGATGCACACGTTCAATGGCTCGCAACACTCCCTGAGGCCTGCAATCGTGGCCGACAGAGCCACGGCCTCGCGGTAGGCATGCACCGGATGCGATGCCGGAACGTAGGCCCGAGCGAATCCGCCCCGCGTCGACACTCGCGGGCGCGGCTGCGGAACTGGATCGCCGTCGACCGTGAAGCAGATCATGCCCGCGTCTCCTGCCAGTCGCCGACTCTGTCTCGCTGGAACAGCCGCACGTCGTCAAAACGGCACTGGTACGCGAGCTCGACGCACGCAGGCGAGAACACCGCGACCGGCTTGCGGATGTCGAGGTGTCCGCGCGAAAGAAGCGAGAGCACGCTGATGCGGGCCAGCCCTCGACGCCGCAGTAGCGGATGCACGAACCCCTCGACCGTCTGGACACCACGCCAGACGTGGGTGGCAACCCATCCGACCGGGTCTGCATCCTCACCGTAGGTCACGCACAGCGGCGTCCTCGACCGGCCGACGCGAAACTCCCGCTGCATCTCCGATCCTGCCCGGCACAGGTGCGCAGCGCAGTGCTCGGCCAGGTCGTCGTCAAGCTCGTGGAGTGCCAGCACTTCCCAGATCATGCGTTCCAGCATGAAGCTCTGGTCAAGTCAGGCCGCGTCGGCACCTCCAGCACCGGCCAGTCTGGCGGTGCTCGCAGTGCAGGTCTTGCATGGTCTGCATGGTCAAGATGTTGCGAGCCCGGCAGTACGCCGCAAGCTCCACGATCTGCTCAGGTGTGGGATCGCCCCACATCGGCCCGTCGTCTACGGGCTCACAATGGTTCTCTTCTGCCTTAAGCACGATTCGCGGTGCTGGCTTGTTTCCTCGCCATCCGCCTGTCTTCCGCGGCGGCAGATTGAATCGACGTGCCCAGCTTTTGATCGTTGTGTCGCTGACGCGAAACCGGAGGGCAATGTCGTCCACCGTCAGGCTGAGATTGAGGTAGGCGGCAGTGAACTGCTCGCGGCTGGGCCTGGTCGTCACCCGTCGCCCTCCGGCCCCGGCGGCAGCGGCATCCAGAACTTCACGCCCGGGAACTCAAACTCTTCCTTGTCGAGGAATAGTCCGAGGCGAAGGTGCCACGATTCAGAGACCACGAACTCTTCTTTCGGCTCGTCTTGATACCGCCAAGCCACAAGGACTTTTTCGTCTTGCCCGACAGGCGGCAACCTCTCCCCCACCGGCACCCACCGCCGCTCCTCGCGGAGCCGGGCGATCTCCCTGGCCTGTTCTTCGATGACGGCAAGCTGGCGTAGCTCGCGCTGGCTTCCGACGCCGTGCAATCGGCATTGTTCGTCGTTGTCCTCGCGGAGCCGGGAGATCTCGTCGCAGGCCAACTCGACCATGTCGGCCAGCCAGTTGTCATCGGTCATCCAGCGGACCTTCACGCTGACGCGACGAAGGTCGTCGAGGTCGATTGGTTGATGCTCACTCACGCCCCACCTCCCAATCGTTTTTTCGTTATCGCTCACTTTTCCTCCACGGCATGGTGTTCAGCCACCGAAGCGGCATCGTCCCACCGCCGCCGTGCAATGTCCCGTCACGGACGACGAACGTAACCCAAACACACTTGTCGCCAGACGGCGGCACAGGATGATGCGGTATGAGAACCTCTACCACCGACCACTCTGGCAGCGGCGGCGGCATCGCCGGGCGATGATCGACGAACGCGAACAGCAGAGCAGTCAGCAGAGTTTTCACTGAACCTCCTTCACAGCCACGCGACGCTTCCTCGCCTTGACGCTCTGCTGTCGCATGAACTCCGGCGGATCGTAATCGCTGCATTCGCACATCACGGAGACTCCAAAAACGCTTCAGTCTCCGCGATCAACTGTTCCAGGTCGAACGTCTGTGCCGTCGGGCCAGCAATCCGACGGAGCATGAACCGTCCGCCCTCAGGACCGAACGACCCTGGCTCGTTGTGTTCCGCCGAGTCACAAACCCACCAGCAGCCGCCGCTAAACGTCGTCTTGCCGACGACACATATCGCGGTTCCAGGCGTGCGCGACCCGTCTGTTTTTTTCGACCAGTAACGGTATCGACGGATCATCACGGAGACTCCTTGACGGGCACGCCAGCGGCGGCGAGGGCTTTGCGAACACGGTGGGCGTCGAACGCCGCAACGCGATCCCCGTGAGCATCGAAGAGATTAAGGTTTTCCTCAAGCACCACCTCCGGCGGCGACGAGCGGGCGAGGAGGTTGCGTATCGCCCCTCGCCACGCATTTACCTGTCCATGGCTTACAGGGCAGTCTTTTCCCCCCCACCACTCCAACGCCTCCCGCTCCTCACCCGTCAGCCACCCGCGCGGCTGCGGACGTTGGCGGTAGAGGGGGACGACGGTGCCGCCCCACTGTTCCGCTGATCGCTCTGCATCCTTGCGGAACAGGCGATGAGTGACGGCATCAACATTGCCGTTTCGCACCACTCCAAAGGCATCCGGCTCCCCCTCCCCGCCGCCGCTCGCGGCCAAATTGTCCCGCTCGGTGCATTTCGGCGTGTTCGTGCCGTCCGCAGACTCGATCTGTCCCGCTCGGGACATTTCCACCTCCCCGCCGCCGCTCGCGGCCTCCAGCTTAGACACGCGGGCCTTCGCCGCGTCGGTGATCGGCTTGTATTCCTCGCGGAGATACTTGGCGAGGTGGTCCGCTGCGATGAGAAATGCCCCAGCCTGCGTCGGTCCCAGTTCGTGCGAGAGAACGCGGCGACCGTCAACGAACAGCCGCAAGGCGTAGCCCGTGTCTGCGTCCTCTGCGTCGGCTTGGTCGACCTGACGCTCCAGCTCGGCCACGCGGGCCTCTGCCGCAGAAAGCCTTTCGTTCGTGCGGTCGGCGAGGAGCTTCCATGACTCCCGCTCGCGGATCGCGGCGTCACGCTCCATCGCCACCTGGGCGAGATCGTCGAAGTGTGCCTCCTCGACTACGCGGACGGATTCGCCGGGGAACCTAACGCCGTTCTGTTCACCGAACAGCATCTGATCCCAATTGCGGAACTGGATGTGCCCGTCGTTATCGTCGTGCGTCACCTCCAGCGTGACCCGCTCCGTGCGCATGCCGTCCCCCTTGTTTTCCTGATCCACCGGGGATGATGCCGAAACGCTTTTCGGGATCATGTCCGCAATCGCCTCCTCCAACGTCGGCAGCGGCTCCGCCCTGCCGTCCTCGGCCGCTCGGACCCGTTCGTCACGCGACGGATCGCGGCACCATGCGTGGTCAGCCATTCTCTGACTCCTTCCGCTCGCGGGCGGCGAGCATCGCGTCGGCCGCCGTGAAAGCTTCAGCCGCAAGTTCATCGTTCACCTCTGACGCATTTGCCAGCAGCCCTGTCAGCGCCGCCGCTGCGAACGTATCGCGGATGTGCATCGGCTCTCGCAGTGCCGCGACGATTGCCCGAAAAAACGGACGCGGATCGTGGGGCATCTTAGAAGCGTCGTCGATGTACGCTTCCAGATTGTCGGCCAGCTTCTCCCGCGTGACGGTCCCTAAAACGGTCATCCTCACCCCTCCCGCGGCCGTGCCGCTTGAATAACGCTCACCACTGTTCAACGCTCGGCCCGATTTCTTTCACAGCGACTCAACCCGGATACGGAGCCCCGACCACCTCGATCCGCGCACCGATCAGCGCCCACGCGGATTGCTGCGTCGAGCCGTGGAGCAACACCCACACGGTCGCACCGACCCGCGAATCGGCGTGTCCGTGCCAGCGGTAGTAGCCCCACTCCCACGATCCATTGGCGTAGTGAATCCGAACCGTCTGCTGCCACCAACGGCCCACCGCCGTCGATTTCGCGGTCGGTTGCGTCCGCTGGAGAGCACCCTGCGACGACGCACCGACGAGACAAAGAGCCACAACCGCAACAGCCACACGCATCAAACGCATCTCGATTCCCTCCGAGAGTTCACATCGATCACAGGACGCCAAACGGGATTCGCACCCGCATCCCCGGCAGCGCCGGATTCTGCTGCGGCCCCTGCCCGCATGGGGCAGGGAGCTCTTGAACTATTGGCGTCGAACAACGCGAGTGGCTGGAATCGAACCAGCAGCATGGCCGGAGTGCTGTACAACAACTCCGGCGGCTCCCACCAAGGGCACCCGCCAAACATCACCGCAGGCTGTACCGCCGGCAGGCATACCACCGGCCATCCCGCCCGCGTGCGACACCCTCCTCGAGCACCGCACCGCCGTTGTTGCAACACGAAGCGAGGGCCGCGGCCGCACTGCCGCCGACTCCGACGCCCTCGTAGGTCGCGCCGTGCGACGCGGCGTGGACCATCGAGCCGCTGGCCGCCATCGATTCGGCGTGGGCCTGAGCGCCGCCGCCGCGGGTCACCGTCCGGGTCGAAGCCGTCGAGCAGCTGCCGCCCGTGCAGCTCGACGCCCTGGTCGTCGTCACGCTCCGCCGCCAGGGGCCGGCGTCGGCCGAGGTCGAGGCCAGAGCCACCGCAAGAATCGCCACCGCGAAAAATCCGTTTCGCATCGTTCCTCACTCCGTTGTGGCGGCCGCGGTAGCGGCATCCACCACTCCGGTGAATAGCCGTCCGCGACCGTTAACTCGCGTGGGTACAGCCACGCCACTCCGTCGAACACCTGAGCCACCGCACACACCGGCCACGATTTCCCGTCGCTCACCAGACAGTCCTGGTAGTTCTCGGGCGGGTCGGTGTCGATCCGTCGCCACATCACTCGTCTGCCAGAGGCATGATCACCGCCAGGGCGTCGTCGTGACGCATCACCACCGCCGACTCGGCGTTCGTGGCGAACACCTGAATGGTGGCACTCGCGTCAACACGTGCGAGCCAGCCAGCGACGTAGGCAGGGTTCAGCCGCACCTGCGCCTTCGGGCCAGACATGCTGAGCTCGGCCGTCACGGTCGACTCGCCGCACTCCGCCGAACGGGCCGTGAGCATCAGCCCGTTGTCGACGAACACGAACTGCACCCCGCGGCTCGTCTCGCTGACCACGATGGACGCCTGACGAACGGCCGACAGCAACTCACCGGCAGTCACCTCGGCGTGCTTCGGCGGCTCCCGGTAGATCTTGTCCTGCCCGGTGCCAAACTCGGGCCGAACGGCCTGCGGGATCACGTCCTGCCACCGTGGGAAGCGGCCCTCGAGCAGCCGAGCCCAGAGCGTCACGCCCTCCATGTCGACGACGAGCTCGTTGCCGCACACGGACAGCTGCACCGCCTCGTCGGCATGGCCCCTCGCCAGCCGGGCCACGGTCTGGATCGCCTGAGCCGGAATGATCACCGCCGCGTCGTCCACCGCCTGGTCTACGTCCGCGTAGGCCACGTGCAGCCTGCGGCCGTCCGTCGCCACAAACGCGACATCGCCAGCCTTCTGCTCGACGAGCACACCGCCGAGGGCGTAGCGGCTCGACTCGCCGTCCGTGGCCGAGACGACCGACTCCACCAACCTGCAGAACTGGTCCACCGGCAGCCGCAGAAACGGCTTCCCGGCTTCGTCGCCACGCTCGGGCCATTCGCCGTCGATCACCGGCAGCACCCACTGCCCACGGCCAGCCGTGATCTTGACGGTGTTGCCGTCTCGGACGAACGACACGTCGCCTACCGCCGTGGCCGCAATCGCGGCCAGACGGCCGTGCGGCACGATGTAGGGCTCGTAGTCGGCTCCGTCGAGGTCGACGAGCACCCGCAGTTCCCCGTTGAACGCCTCGGCACCGTAGGCACCGAGCCGCACGCCCGAGAACATCGTGTGCCTTGCGTTGATCGCCGGTGCCAGTGCGGTCAGTGCCGCCCTCAGGTCCGGTGCTGGGATCGTCCACGCGGCCGCGGGCCGCTTCTTCGTCGCTGTCGTCATGGGTTCCTCCTAGATAATTCCGTTCAATGCGTTTCCGCCACCGTTCCCGTTCTTCCGTTCCATGGCCATCACGATCAGCCGGCTTGCCGACTGCATCCCGATCCTGCCGTCGTCCAGGCGGCTCAGGATCCTGCTCTTTGTGTCCTCGAGGTCGTCCGGGGACATCACCTTGATCAGCGACACAAACTCGTCGAACGTCTCGCCGTCACTCTCGGGAGGCCTCTCCCTGAAAGCCTTTCGGAGAGCACTGGCTACAGCACCGCTGACGTAGTTGCCGTCTCCAGATCGCTCCGCTTTGCCAGATCCCAGCGGGCGGCAGTGTGCGATCACCACGGCTGGCAGCGTGCTCCAGTCGTTGAACTCCACCAGCGGCGCGATGCCGCGGAGCATCCGGCTTGTGGCATCACGTGCGTGGTCTGCCCGGCACGACCGCAAAGCCGTCGCCCAGGCGTCGAGGATTACTCGCGGCTCGGGATGGTTCCCAAGCCACTCCGTCAGCTTTGGGAACAGTGACTGGTGCCGCTTGATCCAGACGTTGAACTCCCCGAGATTCATGGCTGCACCTCGTCTAGCTGGAATGCCTTGGCTTTCTCCCGGCCCTGCTTCTGAATCCGACCGTCGAACTCGCCGGCCAAAATCCGCCCCCAGTTCCTCATGAAGAACGTGACCGAGGCTGGATCGGAAAAGAACGTCGACTTTCCGAGCCGCTCGAGGGCCTTGGGGTAGTCAGCGAGGAATACCGGGTCCAGAACCGCCGTAAGGGCCTCTGGAGGGCATCCGAGGGCGTTGTACGGCTTGGTGTTGGCCGTGGCGTTCCAAGCCTGCCTGAACGCTTCCCAGACTCCATGAGCTTCCAAGCCATCGGCTTGGGTGCGTGTGTCGCCAACACACACACGACCGAAGGGAGTGTGTGTCTCTTCTCTTCTCTTCTCTTCTCTACTCTTCTCTGTCGTTACGGTAACGGCGTTACGCACCGTTACGGCACCGTTACGCTCCGTTACCGTAACGCCGTTACGGTCCGTTACGGGACCGTTACGCTCCCGGTGTCGACGCTGCCGCTCGGCGTTTGTGCGGTCTTTTCCGGGGGTGTTCCACTGGTCGAAGTTTGGGAACGTCAGGGTGCCGGCAACCGAGTCGACCTCGAGCCAGCCGACCGTCGCCATGGCCATGCCAAACCCGTGGATCCCGGCAATGTCGTCCAGGTCCTCCGGGTAGGCGTTGGCCATGACGCCGTCTGCCGTGTGCTCGTTGACGGCCGACCAGACGGAGTGGAGGGCCCCAATCACCATCAGCCTCAAGGCCTGGCGTGGTAGCCCTGCGAGGCCCTCGGATGTGCCAAGGCCACGGGCCATGGCCGCCACCTTCGGGCAGGTCGTGAGCGCCGAACGCATTTTGATCCAGTCACCGGCCATCCGTGCCCCCCGTCTACTCGATCCTTCACCGATCCAATCCGCCCCGCCGCGTCGAAGCGGCGTCGTGCCTATCACGGGGGCGGCGAAAGTCAGCTTGCCGGAGAATCGTCGTAGAACCGATTTCTCAATCCTCTGTTCACTGCGTTGATGATGCCGGCCATAAACGTGCGTTCACCGCCTTTCTTGAAGTAGACGCATGCCGCATGAATGTCATTGACAATTGCCTCCCATCCCACGGACATCATCCGCTTGACAAACTTGACGTCGTCAAGCGCTCCGTGTCGCCTTTGCAGCTCGAACAACCCGCGACAAAGATACTCCGCCATCGCCCCGGAATCGCCGCAGAGGTCTTTGGCGGCGAACATGGTTTTCCTAAACGACGAAACGTCTTGACCGGCTGCTTTGACTGCCCACGCAATCGAACCAAAAATCCGAGGTGTGCCGTTCTTTCCAATGACCATCCCGAGCTCATCAAGAACCTCTTGAACATCGAGCGCCCGGCGATCTCCAGACACAACCATTGCGCGAAACTTAGCAACTGCCGGAACAGGCTTTCGGAGCGTGTTTGCGTTGAGAAATCCCTTGGCCTCGTCACAAACTTTCGACACGTCGAAGATCATGCATGGAAGGTCCGTGATGTCATCTCTCTTCATCGCAGCAGACACACGATGCTGACCATCAATGACGTAAAGAAGCCCGTCTGGCCTACGAACTACGAGAATGACTCCGCATCCCATCCAAGACCAGTCTTTTGTGATCTCCAGAACTTTGGTGTGATTGGCGTCGCGCTGATAAGCAAAGTCAACGCTCAGCGCAGCCTTGTGAACCCAAGAAAACTCTCCCTTGTCATCATTTGACTTCCACTTGTAGCGACTGACTTTGGACACCCCATTGGGGGTTCGCTCCTCCAAGTTGATGTGCCCGTTGTGGTGCCCGTTCAAAACTTCTGATGTCATCGCATCCTCCAATCGTGAAATCGTTCCACCACCATTGGCCAGCAGCACCTTGCCGCAGCCGCCCCTCACGCCACCCTCCACACCATCTGCCGCCGTGCATGACTCTTCACGGCCCGGCTCTTCTCCAGCCGCCCCGTCTCAGTGATCGTGCCTGCCCTGGCAAGCGCCATCGTCAACGCACCCCAGCCGTTGTGGTGTTCCGGGCCGATCCCGTGCCGCTCGCAGACGACGCGGAACGACTCGGCAAGCACCTCCTGGCCGGCGAGCTCGCGAACCACGACGGCCGCGGCACGCTCGATCCAGTCGGATCCTCCGACCGACGCCAGGCCGGCGTCGCGGGCACGCTCGCCAGCGTCGAGGTCGAGGTAGGTCTGGCCTTTGAATGTGGTCATGCCACGGCCCTCCGCTCCGACAGGACGAAGACGTACACCCACGTGTGGCCACGACGCTCAAGAGCGTAGTAGTGCACGTGCTCCTTGCCGGGCACCTCGAGGTGATCCGACAGTTCTTCGCACGATCCAATGTCGACGCTGCTGCCGTCGTCGTAGCCGCCGATCAGCGGCGCGACCGTCTGCACCGGCTCGCGAGCACCGTGCGGCACGTAGTGCCAGCCGTCTGGAATCATTCGCCCCCCCAGTTCTGCATGATCGTGTGAAACGCCTTCGCTGCTGCCCGCTGGTACTGGATGTGACACGCATTCAGAGCGTCGGTAACCATCCGGCGAGCGTGTGGCCGCTCGCGGTTTGCACTGGCCCGGCCCGCGTAGAACGCCTTGACGAGCAACGCGTCGACCGGCCCACCCGCTGCGGCGATCTGTCGCAACTCCAGCGATTCCCAGTGCCGTTCGTGTGCGTAGCAGGAGCAGTCCTCGTCGGACATGATCCGAGCCTTGCGGTCCTTCTCGGCCTGGTCCTCGAGGTAATGCCGCCACGGGCCGCAGGCAGGATCGGTTTCGGGCCGGTACTGGCCTCGGTCCTGGTCTTCACTCCGCGGCATCGGTGTCCCCCTCGTAGGCGTCGCCGCGGAGCAGTTCGGCCTTGCCGTCAGCCAGGGCCAGCAACTCGTCGACGTTGGCACTGGTGAAGACGCCCTCGGCCTGCCGCTCGTAGATCGCGGTCACGATCTGGTTCAGCTGCTGGGTGTTCTTCGCCGCGTTGATCGCCAACCTGGCCTTGCCCATGCGGTCGTCGTTGGCCACCGGCTTCTGCTCGATCCGGGGGGCCGGGGCAGGGGCCTCTGCGGGCGGCGAGGCCTGCGGGTAGTCCTGTGCCTCCTCAGCCGTCACGAGGCCCTTGAGAACGTCAGGGAACGCATCGCGGAGGGCAAACCCTCGGGCCCGCAGCTGGAGCATCCGCCGCGGGTACTGCGTCCACGGGCCCGACTTGCCCCACAGCCCGGCCCGCTTGGCATCGGCCACCGAGAACTGCACGGTCGTGGCCGAGGGGTAGCCACGCCGCTTGGCCTCGCAGATCGCCACGGCCTGGTCGTTGTCGCCCTCGACACGCTCGCGGACGTACTCGCAGACGGCCGATCCCATGACGAGGGCCAGGGCGGCATCGCCCCACACCGCGGGCCTGCCGTTGATGCAGGCAATGCTCTGGATGCTCTGCATCGGCCCGAGGCCGATCTCTGCCCCGTGCTGGATCGCCAGAATGCAGCTTTCCGGCTTGTTTGCAAAATCTTTGGGAGCGAACTGGCTGGCAGCCAGCATCTTTCCGAATCGCATCGCCTCGTCGACCGTGTGGAGCGTCAGGCCCCTCGGTTCCGTCGTCGTCAGTGCTGTCGTCACGTCGTCCTCCCGCGTTCTGGAATGTGGAAAAAGGCCCGCTCTGCGTCCTGCTCGGCGGGTAGTTGGTGCGTCCTTGCTGCTCGAGCTCCGCTCGACTCCTTCCGCGTCACGGCCTCCAGCCGTTGGCGGTCCTTGGTTCGAAACCGGCCGGATCACCACTCGCAGAGTGCGGTGTGGTCGAGGTCGACGTACTCGCGCCGAAGGGTCACCGGGTCGCGCGTCTGGATCGCGTAGACGCGGTCATCGGCGTCCCGCGAATCGCCGGGGAGATAGGTCACGCCGACCACGTTGCCGTGCCGGTGCCGGCCCTCGGCATCGGTCCACGTGACCACTGCCCCCACGTTCCAGACCGGGATGCGGCGGGAACCCACCGACACGCAGATCGGCGGCGTGGGGACCACGCCGTAGACCTCGGACATTCCAGCCACCGCACCGCCGTACTCGTTGTCGTGAGCGTCCATTGCCGTCTCCTCCCAATGGGTTGGTGTACGCTTGTTCAGTTCTGTCTGGGCAAGATATGCCAGCTAGCACCGGTTGCAAGCGGCGCAAAAAAATGAAGTGTCCACCCCGAACAACCAGCATGAAGACCGGACAAAACCGGGCCCGCACTGGACGTTGGTCCACGCAGCGAAAAACCGCTTTCGGAACAACGGGGCGGAAGATAACCGATAACGGGAAAACCCGTCAAGGGGGCGCGTGAAAAATCACGAAACGCCTAGAAACCAAGGGCCAGAGGGGCCTACTTGGCGTTTTTGCGAGAGCGCTTTCGGCCTGTTTGGGCCGGGGCTCGAGACATCGCCTCGATCTCGTCGAACACGTACACGTGAACGCGAGGCCCAAGCTCTTTTTGCGTGAGCTTTCCAGTCCTGGCGAGCAACCGCAGGTAGTTCGTGGTCACGCCCAAATGGCGTGCGGCGTCGTGCCCCCCGATCCAGGGCACGCCGTGCTCGTCAACGATGGTGTCGTATTCCACAGCGACCATACCCCGGAAGCGTACCGGCTCGGAATCTGAACGCAACTCTGCGTACAGTTCAAAACCGGCCGAGTTGGAGCGGAGGGCATGGGAGTACAACTGTACACCGATGCTAACCTGCTGCTCTGGGTGGCCGTGCGGGAGGATCGTCTAGGACGGAAATCGCATGGAGGCGACCCACCACGAAAGGGAGCGCCATGACTGTCAGAGAGCTACTGCTAAATCGATACGCGCCGCTGCACCAACTGACGCCGCGTAGCATCGTGATCTACCAGAACACCATCGACCACTGGGAACGGTTCCTTGGAAGGGAGCCGCTGACTTCCGATTTTGACGACCTCGAGGTGGCGAGGTTCCTTCAGAGCAGGAGCCACGCAAAAAAGCGGGGTGGCAAGACGATCTCGGCCAACACAGTCGCCAAGGACAAGGCCCAGATCAGTGCCCTATGGTCGTTCGCGGCCAAAAAGCGGCTCGTGGAGCAGTTCCCGAGCCTGCCACGCACGCGGCTCGTGCACCACACGCCAAAGGCCGCAACGGTCGACGGGCTCCAGGCGATGATGCACGCGGCCACGACCGGGAAGAAACGGATGTACGGCCAGATCCCAGTGGCGTGGTTCTGGCGAACGCTGATCAGGGTGGCCTTTGAGACCGGCGAGCGACGCGGGGCCCTGGTGGCCCTTCGGTGGTCCGAGGTCGATCTGGATGGCCGGCAGATCACGTTCCTGGCTGAGACTCGCAAGGGCCGTAGCCGCGACATCGTGCGGGCTATCAGCCAGAGCCTCGCCGACGAACTCAGGGAGCACCGCAGTGCACCCGGCGATCTGGTCTGGCGGTACCCAGGGCAGCTGCATTCGCTGTACGCGGCGTGGAACCTCATCCGCAAGCGGGCTGGCGTTCATGTGAGGGGCCTGCATTCGATCCGCAAGTCGTCGGCCTCGTACCTCGCCGCGGCAGGGGGCAATGCAAGCGAGCACCTCGGGCACTCCAATCCACGGACAACGGCGGTCTACCTCGATCCCAGTATCGTGAGGCCCACGGAGACGGCCGTAAGCCGCCTGCCCGAGCTCGGAGGCCCGGATGCCGAGTTCGTGCCAGAAGACGCTGCCTGAGCCCCCTGGATAGACTCCCTGCCATGAGAGACACCCGCTGGCTCGCCAACCGCCTGGTCGTCGGCTTGATCATGACTGCAGCCGTAGCGGTGCTGCGTTGGTGGTACGGCTGGCGATGAAACGCAACCGCCCCAGCCGGGGAGGAACGGCTAGGGCGGCGCGGGCGGCGGAAAGGATGAAAACGCCAGCCTATTTGTCGGGGAGTGGTCGTCGGTTTTCCATGTGGGCCAGCTCGCAGAGCAACCTACGCCGCTCGGCAAGCAGTCGCATTACGTCGGCCGCGAGTGTGCCGCTGGTGCCGGTCCAGGCTCCCTGGAATCGCCGGGCTCTGTGCTCGATTCGCACGATGTCGTTTTCGGTAAGGGGCTGGAGCTCTGGCATGACTGCCTCCACTCGCGGTAGAGCACCAGGGCGATCACGGCGTAGGCCGCAATGTCCAGAAGCGTGTCTTCAATGCCGTCGAACTCGACTCGGCCGCGGCGGAAGTAGGACCGCAGCCGGTGCATCTTGTCGCTGATCCGCAGGATGCATCCAGCCCACGGCGAGACGTTGATGACATCCGAGCTTGAGCGGATGTTCGACAACGCATCCTCGTCACAGCCGTAGTCGAGCGTCTTCCGCAGGTGCAGTTGCTCGATCTCGTCGAGCACGGCACAGAACTCGGCCGAGCCGGGGCGTAGCGTCATTTCTTCCTCAGATCTCGATCACAGAACAGCGGGAATGCCTTGGTCGTCTCGTGCCGCTCGTGGTCGATCACCACGCAGGCTTGGCACGGCGGCTCATACGCGGCTTTGATGCGGACAGCGTAGGCCGAATGTCCAATCACGCTGCCGTTGCTCACGTAGCGGCCAGATCGGCCCCAGCTGAACTGGTGCCAGTGCCCAAGGCACGTGAGATCGGCTTTGAGCGTCGCATCCCACGCGGCGATGCTCTTGTTCAGCGGCACGTGGATTCCGCCGATGCCGCCCTGGTATCGCACGGCGTGCCCGTGGTGGAACCGGACGCGGAAGCCGTCGAGGTCGAGCACGTTGAGGTAGCCAGTGCCGACTTGCCACGAGACGTTTGGCCGCGTCTCGCCGGCCGCCAGCGTCAGGTACAGGTGCTGTTCGAAAGAGTGCTCCATCTCCGTGCCGATGCGGAGCTTGTCGGTACTGCGGCCGTGGTTGCCTGAGTTGGTCGCCACGATCACGTCGTCGGCCTGGTCGGCCACGGCACCGAGGAAACCCCGGATCCGCTCACCGGCCCAGCGGGTGGCCGCGAGGGGTGCCAACTGGGCGAGCTCGGCCGTGTCGTCGTGGATGTGGCCCGACAGGAAATCGCCCCCCAGCCAGACCACCACGCGGCGGATGTCGGCCAGGCGTCGCTCGTGCTCGAGCATGACGCGGAACCGCTCGCCAAGCTCCGCGATCCGCAGGTCGGCCACCTCGAGGGAGTAGTCGTTGAGCCCGTTGACGGTCGCCGGGTCTACCCGCTCCTCCACGTGCCAGTCCGACAGCAGCACGACCATCGTGGCCGCGTGCCGCTTGGTCTTCGTGGCCTTCTGGCGTGCCCTGTGAGGCTCGATGCCACGCAGACCGGCCAGAGCGTCGGCCCGTGCCCGCTCGGCGTCTATGCGAGCCAGGGAGGCCTTGTACTTCGTGCGGAGGTTCGCGGTCTCGGCACGTAGCCGGGCGAGCTCGGCATCGCGCTCGAGGTCAGTCTGCTCTGCCACGCCGTCACGCACGGCATCGGTCAGCCGCTTCTGAGCCATGCTTCGACTCCTTGCTTGCCGACCTCGGAGAGACCACGGAGCCGCAGCTGCTCGGAGATCGTCGTGGCCAAGGCCGTGCGGCTGCCGACGAGCGTGCCGCTGCGGTGCTCTTGGCGGATCACCTCGAGCTCGGAGAGCACCTCGGCCGGAAGTCGCTCGTGCCAGCAGAGCGTGCGTCTGGCCGGCGGGGGGACGTTCGCCCGAATGGCATCGGCGAGGCTACTGCTCGGCTGGCTTGTCTTTCGCTTTGCCACGCTTCGGCTCCTTCGATTTTCGGCCGAACTCAATCGGCATGGCATCTTCGGCCTCGTCGGCACCCGTCACGTCGTCCTCATCCAGGCCGTCCCACGTTCGTTTCTCGGGCTTTGGAGACGGCTTCTTCGCCATGGCTCATCTCCTGTCTCGCGGCTTCGACGGCCCGTCCTATGGCGATTCTCGCGGCCGTGGCAAGGAACGGCAGGCCACGCTTGGCGGCCGCTTCTCGGAGGTGCTGCACGATTTCCTCGATCCGGCGGATGCACTCGTCAGGGCCCCATGCGTCCATCTGTGCCGCGTAGGCCTTACAGCGGCATGTGCCGTCGTCCTTGAGACCAAACCACCCGAGGGTGCGTTGAAGCTGGCAGCCTGGGCCGCAGAGGTTTGGCTTTGGCTTTCGGCATTGGCGGATCGCCCCGCGGACCTTGGACACGAACCCGCACCGCGGGCATGTGGCGTCGGGGGCTGACAGGTCGCAATTCATGGTGACAGCGTCCAGCTGAATGTCGTGAGGTAGGACGCTGTTCCGTATGGCAACTCGTGCAACTCAAGTTCACCCGTTCCCGACGTAGAACTGCAAACGTCGAACTCTGTTTCGCCTGATGGAAGAGTGCATTTAAGTACGACAAGATGGCACTTGTTGCTGAATGTTTTGTAGCCTCCTATCGACATAGTAGCCACGCTTGCCGGATAGATGCCAAATCCGTTGCCGATGTTGACGATGGCAACCAACTTAAAAAGCGTGTCGCTGCAATCGCTGTCGTATCGAGACAAATACTGATTGCATATCCCGGCTTCTCGCAACCAAGGGTCAATGACGTAAGTTCCGTTTAAGAGACTTGCGTCTGACAGAGACCCTGTCGTTGGTGCCCATCCAGGCGCAGAAGACAAGCCGCTGATCGTCAAATACAACGCGTCCGGCGGCGGGTCGCCATCGCAAAACGTATCGCAGGATGTGACTGTCGGATCATCTGGGTCTGGCTCGTCGTAGCACTCTCGCACGAGCCCATAGAGAACGTGCTGGCGCTTCTTTGTGTTCCATCGGATCGTAGCGCGAATCGTAAACGTGGTTTCCACGTTGTCGCAGAGTGACGAATACGAAACGGTCCCTTCCCCCGTGTGCGGGTCTGACGTTGAAGCGTCACCTCCGCCGGAGACAAGCGGCACCGATCCGACCGTGACCGCACCATCCGCCGCCGTGATGACTCGACCATCCGGGGCGACAAGTGACCCCGTCGAAACGATCACCTCAACGATGTTTTCCGTCAGCGCGGAAGACGGCGGCGGGATCGTGCTGGCACCAAGCACGTAATTGTTGCGCCAAAACGACACGACCACGGAGCACGGAAAGCGAGTGCCTGGACTGCTACCTCCGAGCGTGAACCCACCGCTGACGCGCTGATACCAGGGACCGTCGCCGTCCATCCCGTCATACGGGTCGGAAGTGTCGCTGTCTCCGGTTGCGGTAAAGAAACCGTCCGTAGTGTTCCCCGCCTCCGCGCCCTCAAAGAAGCGAGTGTAGACAACCTCAAACGCGGCACCTGTGTGCGGGTTCTGGCATGTCCTCGTGCATGGATCGCACGGCACGCAACACGGCGAGCACCCGAACCCGCCTTTCATGTGACGCACTCCCCCTGAATGCAGAACCACGCGGTGCCGTCTCGGATCACGCAGCAGTCCCATGTGCCTGACGAGGTCGAGCCAGCCACGCCGAACACGTTGAGGGCCGACAGCGTCGCGGTCGAATTGCGGATCGTCACGATGCGGCTGCTGTCCTTCGACCAAGAGCCTGTGAACGTCGCCATGCGGATCGTCGGTCCCGACACGGGCACGCGCGATCCAAACGACAACGCGGCCTCGTCGCGGTTGCCAGACTCGACTTGCCGCACAACTTTGGCGATCCGCTCTGCGGAGCCACGCGTAAACGCGATGCGGTCGTTGCGGTCGTTCTTGCCGTTGGGCTTTGGTGGCACGTCAGCCCTCCGTGATCTGCACCAGCAGGCGGGAGCCAGCCACGGCAGCGTTGGCCGCGTAGTTGCCAGCGGCCATGCGGAACACGGCCCCCTCGCCGGCACGCAGGGCGACGGCCCCGTGGAGCGTGGTGCCGTCGAGCCGGCCAATCGTCACCACGTGCGTCTCCGAGGTTGCGAGGGACCGAGCAAAGCACATCCCCACGCTCGTCAGCGCCGCCGTCGAGATCTGGGTGGTGGACGTGCCGAGGCTGAGCGTCGTGGCGATCAGGCCCGTTGCGGACATGTCGGCGGTCACGCCAGCGACGGAAAACGCCTGCGACAGAGCGCCCTTCTGCACCTGAGCCTGGATCGAGTAGGAGATGTCTGCCATGGTTCACCTCGTCAGAACGGCGGCACGCCGAAATAGGTCGTGAAGTTGATCTCTGGGTAGATGCGTCGCGTGAGGATGTCGGGGGCAGAGCCTAGGAACTTCTGCAGGCCGTTGGTCTGGAGTGGTTGCGGCAAAGCCGATGCGACTAAGCGTTGGTTTTCCTCGTCGTACACAACGCAAGGAACCTTCCCGTGTACCGGGTGGAGCTGCTCGAGGCCAACGTGAGGCAGCAGCAGATCATGCCCGCTTTGCCGGTAGACGAGCTCGACGCCAACCTGCCAGTAATTCACCACCTGGCCGTTGACGACCTCGCTGGCCTGCGTGCCGGTTATGCCAGAACAGAACCACTGGTGAGCGGTACCAAACAGGAACGCCCCACTGTTGACCGCATTCGTGACGCTTGCGGCGACAGATGAGGGAAACGTGGCGCGATTCCCGGCTATCGTGACGCGCACCTCAGCCTCAAGTCGCGTCAGCCCTTGAATGAAATCGTTGGCAGCGTTGACCAGCGGCCTGCTGTCGCCGTTGCCGGTGCCGTTGTAGTAGGTCAGGGCCGGCACCTGAGCCCCGCCGGTCGAGAACGACCAGACATCTGCCCTGGCGATTGGGTTGGGCTGAAAGCCAAGCTCCTGCCCCGCCTCGGGCACCTCCCACGTGTAGGAGATCTCCACGTGGTGCCGATCCGCCTCCGTTACCGACGCGTCGGTGCAGACGAGATAGGCGTACTCTGGATGCACCGTGCCGTGGTAGATGCCGACCGTGTCGATGGCAGTCTGGTGGCCAATGGGCTGGCTGACCGTGATCGCCCACTTGGACGTGCCACGCGGGGCCTCGCCCAGCTTGTGGGAGTAGGTTCGCGGCAGGATCTCGCGGTATGAGACAACGCTCATGCGCCACCCATGATTTCTGCCTTCTCAGTGCGGATCGCATCCAACTTGCGGTTCATCGACTCAAGCTCTGCCGTCTGCCGGCGAGACTCGGCAATCGCCGGATCCTCGCGGCCGGTCGCCAGAGAAATGAACTGCGACATGCCCTCGCTTGTGCGAATGTCAGACACCCGCAGCGGCTCGTTGTTGCGAGCCCGGAGCGACGCCAGGCGTGCAGCCTCGATCTCGGCGGTGCGGCGGGCGATCTCATCTAGCTGGTTGTTTTCCTGCTCACCAACCCGCTCCAGTGCTCGCTCGCGGTCGGCAGCCAATTGCTTCTCAAACTCTTGGGCCCGCTTCACGCCGTCGACCACGTCATCGATACGCTGCCGTTCTTCGGCTCGCGCTTCGTTGATTTTGTTGGTGAGCTCAAGCACTCTCGCCGCCGACTGAGCAATGAACTCTTGCCCCATGGCGGCGTCGTTGCTGCCTGAGTTGTATGCCTCAATGTCTTGGCGAAGCAGCTGAAAAGAGTCGATCAACTCTTGCGGGATCGCATCGACGCTGCCGATGTCGGCCGCCAGCTGCTTGAACGCGGAGCCTGCCTTCTCCACGACGCCCTGAATCAGCGTCTGGTCGGTCACGTCCGCAGGGACCTTGAACGCAGTTTCAATCGTCTTGCCGAACTCCTCGGCATCGACGGTCGCCTTTTTGAAGGCTGCCGCCATCTCCTCCATCTGCTGCTTGGGGGCTTCGACGGACGCGGCCACCTCTTCGTTGGCCTGCTTGCCTTTCAACGCGTACTCAAGTGCAGCCGCACCAACGGCACCCAAGAGCACAACCAAGAGGCCGATGCCGGTTGAGGCGAGCAGCCCACGGATCGCCGTGGTCAGGGCAGCGGTCGCACCTGCTGCGGTAAATGCACCTGCCGAGTACAGGCCATAGGCCACGGCGGCTGTGCTCGCACCCACCGCGGCACCGGTCAGGTTGTCGACGATCAGCCCGAGCGTGCTTGCAACCACAGGCAGCACCAACTCTGCCAACGGCACAAGGATCGCTGCCATGAGCTTGAACGCTGCGGCAGATGCCTCGACTGCACCCTTGAGCACGTCGAAGTATTGAGACACCTGGCCGAGCAGTTCTCGTGAGTCGAGCGTGCCGAGAAACGTGGCTGCACTTTTCGCCGCTTCCGTCAGTGCCGGTGCGAACTCAGCCACGACGCGATTCGTGAGCCCGCCGAACGCAGCGGAGACGGCAGAAATGGCATCGTCGAGGGCAGCCAGGTTGCTCACCTGGTCCTGCGAGAGCACCGTGCCGAGCCGCTCGGCCTCTTCTCGCATCTGCTGGAGAAACCCGGCCCCCTCTTGGAACACGGGCACCAAGTCGATGCCGCTCTTGCCGAACAGGCTCACCGCCGCGGCGGCTTGCTGGGCAGGGTTTGGCAGTTCCGCGATGGCAGCGGCCACCTTCTCGAACGCCACCTGTGGCGAGAGCCCGGCGAGCTCGGTGACCGACAGCCCGAGGTCGGTGAACGACTTGATCGCCGCGGCGTTGCCGGTCTGGGCCTCGCCGAGGTTCACGGTCAGTTTCTGAATGCCTCGCCCGAACGTCTCAAGGCCAACGCCAGACTGGTCGGCCGCGAACTGGTAGGCCTGCAGAGCAGACGCAGAGACGCCAGTACGCTTCGACAGGTCGTCGACAGCGGCGACGGCAGAGGCCGAGCCGACGACGAGCGACTGAAACGAACCGGCCGCGGTCGTGATCGCAGACACGAACACGCGCGAAATCTCAATCGTCTTCAGCACACCGAGGTCGGCCGCGGCACGCTTGCCGGCGTTGCCCATGGAGTCGAGCTTGGCATTCACGTCGCGCACGGATGCAGCCAGCGACGCGGTGTTCGCGCTGATCTGCATCGCCAGTGATAGTGCCGTGCTCATCCGAGGTCAGCCTGTAGCCGTTTCAGTGCGTCCAGATCCTGCGTCCTGTGTCGGGGTACGTGATCGTCAAGGCCGATGAGCTTCTTGGGATCCGGTGCCGTCTTGCTGTGCGGCGCGAGGATCGCCGCGGCCAGTAGTCCCGTCTGCAGCCAGTGGTCACCAACCCGCTCAAAAAACCGATCTAGTGCAATCCACTCCGAGAACTCCGCAGAATCCATCCGGTCAAGCAGTTCCGCGTGGGTGCAGTGCAGGTGCCCGGCCAAGCGGAACGCGAAACGCCGCTCTGGCCGGGCGTTCAGTTTCCCGCCAGTTCCTTGATGTCGGCCTCCGTCATGCGGTTGTGCCGCAGGGCCTGGTCGAAGAGCCGAGAGAACGCAGTGCTGTCGAGCCCCTTGAGCGTCTCCACGCCTTCGCGGCCAGGAAACAGCAGCGTGCCCTCGGCATCGCACAAGCACCGAGACAGGTACTCGCTTCGCCAGTCCTCGGGGAGCTTGCCGCCAGCGTCCATGGCAGCCTTCTCGTAGCTGTCGCGGTCGCGGAGCGACATCGTGCGGATGCAGACTTCGCCGAGGCCCGGCACCTCGAGCGTCTTGATGTTCGGCTTGCAGGCGGCTTTGATCTGGTCGGCTGTCAGCGGCATGGATCACCCGTCGAGGAGGTTGAAGGTCACGGTGTAACGAGTCACGCCGTTGACCTCGGGAGTCATCACGAACCCCTCGTAGACTGCATAGCTCGTCAAGTTCACGCCGCCGCCTGAGATCACCAGTTGCTTCCGCAAGCCGTACTCGGCGGCCGAGATGTTGGCCGAGCCGAGGCACTCGACCGTGACCGCACCGGCTTGGTCGGTCCAGACGACAGACCGGCCGCGACTCGCTCCACCGGCGTAGGTGACCGGCACGCCCACGACCTCGGTGAACGCGACGCCACCCCAGGTGAC